AGAATAAACTTTTTCATTATCGATTGAGAATCAGGTTGGACATATAGTCAAGGTTGTAGTAAACATCCTTGCCATCATGATCCTGATTATACGCGAAGTCGACTTCTTTTTCAAACTTTCCTTCACGTAGGCCGGTAGGAGAGTTATCGAACCTAATGCCATTGATACCTGCCCATACAGCAGCACTTGAATCCCAACTAAAGATGTACCAACGGTATTCCCATAACAGTTGGATCTCCTTAGGACCATCAACCATACCAAGGCAGTGGAATCGCTTTTTAGCTTCCTTACCATTCAGCAGACCACGCTTTGCGAGACGTTGGAACACTTCGAACCGAGACAGATACCGCTGCATCTTATACGCATCACTACGGTTACCATCTTCGAATGTAGATTCGTTGACACCACATGCAATAGGACAACCAAGAATAGATAATCCAATTAGGTCAATGTCGGGGTTACCAAGCGCCCACTCAATACAATCAAGATAGTCGTCCATATCCCCAACTGCACTCTGAGGAACAAAGAACGTATCAAACCCTGCGTCCTTGAACTTCGGTGCAAGCTCCATAGCAGCATCGATAGTCTTCTGCGCAGGTTGTTTCGGATAGTCTGACATCACAATGCAGTCAGCATTACATGCGTTACCCATTTCAATCAGCTTGCTCGACTCGTACATTTCTAAACCGAGCTTAAACATCTCGAATGCACTGTTGTCCATAATCTTATACTTCTTGTCTTTTAGACCAGCATAGTAGTCACGATACGCAGGGTCTTCTTCGACAAGGTGAGCTAGCAGCAAGTGGGCCCCATTGTCCTTTGTATACCTATCAAGATACGCTGTCGGAGAGATATGACAGAAGTTGATAGGTAGGGATGCATTCCGCTTGTTTGGATCCATTATTTACTCCATGATAAACGACAGCCGTTCTCGCCGTCTTCTGATACCTCGATAGTATACTCCCTATCAGGCCATTGGGCAATGCATTTGTCATACAGGTCACGAGCCATCATCTCACACGATTTGTAATCGAGCTGTAATGTCCCGTCGTTATACCAACGCTCAATGATCCGTTTTGCTTGGATAAATTCTACATCGCGATCGTCATGGAATACTTCCATCTCAACTTTGAAGTGGAAGATATGACGATGTGGCGTTCCTAGGAAGCTGACGTCAAGCCAATCACCAGTCGCTAGTTTAGGATCTGTTGCAGCTGCAGGATACTTGTGGATACCCTCTTTCTGAAATGTCACCCAGATGAAGCTCTTGCTTTCCATTTCTTCACTCTCTCTTTCACATTATAAAACACACGAACAGCTTTCTTGTACTGCTCTTCATTCAACGCAACGATTTCTGTAATACCTGAGAAACCATCCCATGTTCTTTGATCACCAAGATACTCTTCTAGCCATATGTTCTTGGGGAACATTTCTAGAAGAGCAGACTCGAGAAAGATTACAGATTCATCAGACCCAATTATACTTGCAACACACTTAATATCAAAGTCTTCGTATACCTTGCCGTGTACAGGGTCTGTGAACCTCTTCATGGCGTCCATGTGTTTTGTTACACCGAACTTATAGAATCGCTTTTGAGTCACCTTATCGGTGAACTCCATCATATAACATTTAGCCATTACGCCATACGTGCAGAGTTTAGAAACTCACGACGAAGCTCAGAATTCATCTCAGCGAACGCGCCACGAGTAGCAAGCGTCATCGTCGTCGACGTAACGTCTTGGATACCACGAGACTTAACACAGTAGTGCGCACCATCGATGTACACAGCAACATCGGGCGAGTCTGTGATAAAGCTGATCGTCTCAGCAATCTGCTCAGTCAGACGTTCTTGCACTTGCGGACGCTTAGCAAAGAACTGAACGATACGGTTCAGCTTAGACAAACCGAGAATAGTCTTCTTCGGAATGTACGCAACAGTCGCCTTACCATCAATCACAACAAAGTGATGTTCACAGTTCGACTGAACGTTGATCTTACGCTCAAGAACAAAGCTGTCTGTCTGACCTAGCTTGTTCTCGATCCGAGTACACTTCGGAAAGTTATCATAGTCAAGACCAAAGAAAATCTCACGCGCATACATCTTCGCAACGCGGTTGGGTGTATCACACAACGAGTCGTCGGTGAGGTCTAATCCCAATTCTTCCATGATGGCTGTAAAGTGACTAGCGATATTGTTAATCTTAGTCTTCTGATCAGCCTTGACTCGGTCGTAGACCATAGGGGTCTCTAGACCTACACTTAACAGATGCTGACGAACCTGTTCGCCAAGCACTGGGTCACATTTTTCCATTGGTTGCATTATTGCTCCTACTTCTTCTTAGGTTTAGGTGGGGGTTCTGGATATGTACCCCATTGTACTAACAACTCCGGTGGACAGTCAACTGGTCCACCTTTGTCTAGCCACATCTTGGAAATTATGTACATTGGATAACCATAGTACACCAATCCATATCTTACTTGAAAATCTTTATGATCATATGTTGCTCCATCAGGAGCGGTGGGAAACGGTCTGAATCCCCCGACGCGTGATTTGTATAACTCGTCGTGAAGTTTCTTACGTTGTTCGAAGTCACTCATAGATCAACTATTTATCTTTATGTTGTTTACCATATCATATGCTCTTGGATGCAATGCTATAATTAGTTGGTATCCATCTTCATTGAAGCAGTGGGCATCATGAACAATACTCGTATCTATAATATACACACGACCAGGCTCAAAGTCGCAATCTACCAGAACATTATTCTTTGCATATCTTAGTCTCATGCTCTCTGTACCCATCCACAACCGTATCATTATTGGCATTGTGGATAACGCGTCAATGTGAGGTACAAACAAACCCCCTGGCTTCCAATAAAGAAGGAGTGATCTATACAGATCATTCTCAAATATCCTCAGCGGTTCGGCAAAGGGAAGGTAAAAAACCTCTGTTGGTTTGTTGTAATCACTATCAATATATACTTTGTCGTTACCCAACTGATTCAGTTTTTGGAATGATATATTTGCATCATCATATTCTTTGAGTGTACCATCTAAGTTAGCTAGAGGAATAGAATATCGAGGCAAATCCAATGTACGATGCAGCATTTGCATGAAGTACTTGCTGTATGGCTCAATTTGTTGTTGTATCTTGCTTGCGTCAATTTTTATTGTCGTGGGCACCAGAAAGTCTGTGTGCATTTGTTTATATTCTTCCTCTGTCAGAGTCGGAATACTATTTTTAATCAAGTGTTGTTTACCTTCTACTAGGTCCAACAGACTTTTCTTAATTGCAGCAGTATCTACTATCATTGCTTAGCATACGAATAAACGTCAGGGGCATACCTAAACGGATACTCACCACCAAAACGCACCCAGCTCATATATTTCTCGTTGATGATAGGGTCTACACCATAACGCTCCCACTTCTTAGCCTTTGACTTACAACGCTTGCGAAGCTCGTCATAACTAAGACCGGTGTCGGTTGCTGCTTCTTCGATAGTATCAAAACCACGCTGGCCGATTAATCCAGTATCAGGAGTCCAATAGCGAGCATAGTAATAGCGAGGAGCCATCCCTTTGTCTTCTACAAGCTCAATACCAGCAAGTTCATATTGCTCTTTCCACGGAAGATGACGAGTGTTAGTCCCGTTCTGTATTGGCGACAACCTAATGTTCTCTTCTGACGTGACGAGGTGGACCTTAGAGAACTCACCAAGGAAGTCAATGATTCGGTCGATCTCAGGGTTCGCATCAATAATCTTGTATGCAGCTTGTTGTCGGGAATGATAATGATCTTCACATCCACCAGCAACTCGAAACCCATTTCTATCGATCAGTGATTTAGATACAAACCCAGATTTTGTTGTATCCACTTCAAAGATAATTGTACCAATTGCTCGAGCAAGGTCCATAGATCGTTCGACCTGATCCTTGACATCTAACATTGAACGAATCAAGACAGCAGCGGTTTGTGCATTCATAATATAACTCAATCACAAAAACAACTTAATTATAACCGGTTTTGTAATTAATGTCAATCTTCTTTTCGTTTGTCAACAAACTCTTCTAGAATTCCCATTGCTTCTGCGGCGACCAGTAGACCACCAGCAATAACCAGACTTGCGTCGATTAGGAATCCACAAGCTGTGATTCTCAGAATACTTTTTGCAAGCGATACATTAAAATGATTCATTATTTACTTTCCGATGATGTTTGCCCAGAGATAAGCATGTACACGAGCAGATACCCGATACCCACGTGCCAAGGCGGCGTCAGCAATAACATGAGCTGGAATATGGCCATCTACTTCTCCTCGCTGACCCTCAACCGTACCACCAAGAGGCATGATCCAAATAGGATACTTCACACCCTCTGCACGATACAACTTAATTACATCGTCAATCTCTTGCCAGCTTTCCTCAGTACCGCTACATACAAACTTTAGCTGTCCCTCTGGCGATAGATCATAATATTGTGACACCACTTGTGGTTGAATTGCCTTTTCTCGCTTCTCGCCAGCAACTGTCCACAACTTGGGACTAATAGAAAAGAACAGCTCCGTCGACATATTCGATGACCAATAGCCAAGAAAATCGTCTGTCAGTTCTTGCGTACCGTTTGTTTCATATGTTACTGATGGAATATCCTGTCCGTGTTGTTCATAGTACTGCAACACTGCACAGCTGGCTTGTTGGGCGTGCTTCATCATAGGCTCGCCACCAGTAAAGCACATATGGATATTGTTGTCAAACTTACGGTTGGGAATAACGTCTAGAATCTTTTCTGCAATCTCATTAGCAGTATGTTTGTGCTGAAGATGTTTAAACTTAGCAGACCATGAGTATGACGAATCACAACCTTTCTCAAATACAGGAAGGTCTTCGATTCGTTTAAAGTCCTCTACTTTGATCTTTTGATATGGTAGATCATACGTATCTGGATTAGTTGGATCTTTCTGACCAAATCCATCACATTGCAAGTTACAAAGAAAGAACCTCAACCAAGCTGTAGGTTCACCGGTGTAGTGACCTTCCCCCTGCATAGAGTAGAAGATCTCGCTGTAAGCATATTTTTTATCACTCATCTTTTTTCTTTATCGTCCAAGAACCGTCTTCATTATCGTACCATTCTAGGGTATCTCCAACTTTCCAACCAGCCTCAGCCATTAGCTCGTCAGGAAATTCTAATGCTAGATCACCTTCAAACTCAATTACAGGTACAGTAAACTTAACAGGTAATTTCATATTAGCCTTCGTAGATAGCCGAGTTAGCTTGATGCTCAAATACTTCAGCACTTACTAACTTTACTGTTGCACCAACAGGATATCTGCTGTGCTTGTTCTGTTTCATTTCTTCTAATAGCTCGCTCATCTTGTCATAACACATCTTAGCGAACCCCTCACAACCAACAGCGTCAACAATCCGCAGATCACATATAGCTCCGCGCTCGTGCGGCTTGACGTTAGGAAACTCACCAGTGCCACTAGGAAGATTACCTAGATATGACAGTCGTTGGAACTCTTCGAGATATGGATCGTCTTTAGCAACGACAAGTGTATGGTCGAACATATACTCCGACCATTCCTTGAACATCTTCAGACCACCAAAGTCCATTACCCAGTTACGATCATCCAAAGACTCACTAGAAAAGATGAGCTTAATACCAATTGAATAACCATGAAGAGTAGAACAGTGGGAATGGCTCGCACGCCACTGTCGAAAGCAAGTGCTAAGTCCTCGATCATTTCCATACGTCTTTGTCGAATAGTATTTCGCCATTTATACCTCTATGTCTAGTTTCTTTATACCCAACGTCCAATTCTCTGCCGCATCTTCCACATAGTTTAGACTATTTACAGGGAAGTGCTCTTCGGTGATCTTTACACCGGTACTTGTAAAATAGTCGATAGCATATGATTGCGGCCCTGTCTTGTATACAACGCAATAGTCGCCATTATCCTTGTAATATGTTGAGATCTCATTGATCATGTGTGTACTCCTTAATCATGGGAAATATCTCTGCAATTGCCTTGCTGCACTCGCGAGCAACTTCCATGTGTTCTCTTTGTGTACCGTTGGACGATCTCAACTCAACATAATGAATCCATGAGCGAATGGTACCGTTAACATACAAACGAGACATCATCAAACCTTCTGGTAATAATGCTCGTGCCTGTTCTTTTGCAATACCTTGCTTGATAGCCCAATTATACTCTTTCTGACAGTTGTGCGCAACTCTCATCTGAGCATGGAGCCAATCGGTCTGCAGCTGCCTATCTTCCGTCTCTATACTGTTTTGTCTATTTGTCTCGTCTTGAAGACGTGCCTGCCGATATACAAATTCCATATCTTTCGTTGGGTCGGCGTAGCGTTGGGAAAATTCTTGGAAGGAAAAGGAACGATGTCGTAGTAGCTGACGTGCGATATCTCTGGTGGTTTCGACTTCAATACAGGCTGACACCATTTCAAAAGGAGACCAATGCTTGTGCTTGGCCAGGTATCGGATGAGTTTTTCTGCTGTGCCGAGGTTGAACTGATTGGTTGGATTGGATACTCGGGCGCAGAATGCGATAAGGTCCTGCGCATCTGAAAGACCTTCATTATACATCTCCCTTGTTGGTTTTGATACACTAATTAGTTTTGCTTTCATATCATTCCATCTTAAAGTCTTTGAATTTGTTATTGGTCGACTTATCAAATAGCGGACCATCGTCTACCAGCTCTGCAGTTGCATTCTCTACATCATACAGTCGCATCTTAGATCTATCTACACCAAGTACAAACCTTTTAAACATACTTGGATCATTATATCTATTCTTCAGCTGCTTAACCATAATCTGACCCTGGCTCTCTAAATCCTCATTAGATACAAGCGCAAACATTAGATCGGCAGTAGCAGGGAGACCAAAACTCTCTGACGTATCTTCAAGTCCAGGATCCGAACTGGAATAACCGGACCTGGTTGTCTGGGTTGCTGATACAAAAGGTACGTTGAACTCGACAGCAAGTCCCCGTAACTCTTCAGCAATTGCCTTGATATAGGTATAAGAATTGATTGCACCACCCATTGCCTTCATTCTAGCAGAAGCACAGATATTTAGGTAATCTATCATAACAATCTCTGGTACAAAAGACTTCTTCAGTTTAAGCTCATTAAGTAACGCACGGAAGTGTCCGGTGTTTGCCTGACCTGTTGGATACTCTTTGATAATTAACTTGCCATTCGTCTTAGCAGCAATATCTTGCACTTTTGTAGTCAACATCGACTTAGACAAATGCTCAAGCTGATCAATAGGTACGTTCAATAAGTTGGCATCGATACGTTCAGCAATACGCTCCTCAGCCATCTCCATAGTTATGTAGAGGACGTTACGGCCTTGTGTAAGAGCATTAGCAGCCATATGGCACATGAATAGAGACTTACCAACACCGGTGCCAGCAAGAGCAACATTAAGAGTTTTGTTAGGAAGCCCGCCTTTGGTGATTTTGTTGAAGTACTCAAGGTCAAAGGGGATTCTTTCTTCCTGCTCATGGTAAAACTCATATCGTTCCTCTACGTTCTCAACGTAGTCGTGGCCAATGTTAGCATCAAATGATACTGCTAATGCTTTCTGTAGAATATCAGGTAGAGCATTCTTCGTAAGAGTCTGATGCTTACCATCAATAATAGTAATCGACTCCATAATCGCATTATATACGGCTCTATCCTGGCACCACTTCTCGGTAGTGTCTAACAACCACTTATCGTCTACAGGATCTTTACCAAAGATATGTGGGATGATCTCAACTGCGTGACGATATTGCTCATCACTCAATGTATTTGCTTGATCGAGCTCAATCTTAAACGCTTCCAATGTAGGGAGCTTATTATATTTAGAAACAAACTTACCAACCTCTTTATACAGCTGGCGATATACACCCTCAAAGTAATCAGGTTTAACAAATGGTAACACCTTACGCATATACTGCTCATTTGTCAGTATATTACGTAAAATAGTCTGTTCGATGTTTATGTTCAAAGTTTTCCTTCTTCTCGCATCTTAGCACGGATCTTCGTTGCAGAGATATCATGAACCGCTTGGCCGAGATCATGTTCTGTAAACGTATATCCTACACCGCGACCATAGCTAATGTCAACAATGTTCGGCACTTGTTTAATAATATATTCAACGCCATTAGTAAATCCATCCTTAGCCAAACCTTCCTCGATGTTCTTAACAACAGTAGGAAAGTCAAACGGGTTATCATTCTGGCCAGGCACACGGTCGTTTGCTTCTTTGTCCTTAGGCACAGTGCGGACCATAATAAACACTTGGCCTGTGATGGCATGGATACGCTTAAACAATTCTTGATGGCCATCATGCCATGGCTGCCACCTACCCAACATCTGTACTGTTGGCTTTTCCCAATCAAACGTCATTTTTTCTCACTCCAAACTTAATGTGTTTGTACCATACACGTTCATGTGCATAGTACAAGAAGAATTTAATAACTAGATCTGCTACAAATACAAAGCCGACCGCTTTAGGGGGGAGTCCAAATGTCCATGCAATTGCTGCTGTAGTTATACTAGCAATAATGCGCCACGTTACTGCTTTTGCTAGATGGCGTTTTCTGTCGACTGTTTCCATTTGAATTTATCCTTAAGGTTACCCGCTAGTTCCTCAATTGCATCATCAGACAGGTGGTCCGTAATCAACAGGTCAAAAGTAGTTGGCTCCACAAACATTTTATTTGTATCTTCAAACCGACCCTCTTTAATTGTATTGACCCAAATCGTATAGTCAGCATTAAAGATTTCACGAGTCTCAGGCAACGGACAAACAAAGTCACACATTACAATCCGACCATTGTTGGATTCGAATTGTGCAAGGTTATTCATCCGTGCCGCTTGACGAAGACGAGCTTCTGGTCCAAACTCCCAGTCGTTGGCCATTCCACGAACTTCATCAGCATTGAACCAGCCCCAGCCAGTATGCTTCTTTAGACGTTCAGCAAGCCACGTCTTACCAGAACCTGGTAGACCCATAATTAAAATTTTCATTGTTCTCTCTCTTTTGTGAGTAAAGATCCATCCTGCAACCCGTAATGGATAATTGTGTATAACACATCACCAACATACTCTTGCAGCTCAACGTTTTCATGAGTTAGACTAGCATCAGGAGAAGATATCACCACAAAACTGTAGCGGAGTTCTACATCATCACGTCCTCTGCCATCCATTTGTATGTTCGCAAATCTGATAACAGTTTCAGGGTGGGGTCCTTCTAACAATCGGACTTCCCACCCATCCTCATCATCCTGAATAGGGACTAGATCGTAATCTTTACCTTCAGTCAGTAGACTCATTTACGATACTTTCTGGGTCGACTTGCGTCTGGTGCCCGATCGAGAATTGCTTCTTGATGAATTCTTTGAAGTCTGTTTCTTCGAAGATTGGTTTCCAGAACTCTTCCGCGAGCGTGTCTTTTTCGCGGTACTTAGGTCCAGTTCCGTTTTCGTCGCCGGGAACGGCCACGTTTCGGGCGTACCATCCGTTTGACGGTTTAACGACATAGCCGCCGGCGAGGGCGACTTCGAGGAGTCCGGAGTACTTTTCGACCCCCCCATCCCAACTAACCGAGATAGGAATTCTAGACTTTTCTTTAACATAACGTGATTTCTCCACATTGATTACAAAATGATATCCTTTGATCTCTGAGCCAACCTTATCTTGTTGACGACCAAGGATCCAGATGTTATCAGCAGAATAGTAGATACCTGTTCCACCTCCAACAACATCCTTAGGAAAGAGACCAATCTCTTTGTACGTATGGTTAACCGCAAGAAGAGGAATATTCTTCATAGTTAGGTACGGGGTTACCATACGGAACAGACCCTTGAGTGCCTTAGCACGAGACATATCTGCAACAGACTTCTCGTTTAGAGCATCCTCAACTTCTTTCTTAGACGCCAGGTTACCAATAGAATCAATAACAACAATGACGTTATCTTCACGAGCAATCTCTTCCAATTGCGACATCATATCGAACTTTAGTTCTTCTACGTTTGCCACAGGAGTATGTAGTACTCGACTAACGTCAATACCAAACGCCTCGAAGTATGACTGTGGGGAGCCAAACTCAGAGTCATAGAAAAGCATAACAGCATCTGGATACTTCTTCAGATAGGCGGCTGCCATCAGAAGTGCAAACGATGTCTTGAAATGCTTTGATGGTCCAGCCAGGACAGTCAAGCCTGGTGCAAGACCTCCTTCGACAGAGCCAGACAACGCGACGTTGACCATAGGTACATCAGTCGGCGTCATCTCTTTCTCTGAGAAGAACTTAGAACTAGCAAGGACCTCTGTATCAGCGATCTTGCTGTTCTTTTTTAGTTTATCCATAATTGACATTTTGCTCAATCTCTCTTTCGTCTTTTTCGTATTGTGACCGATACTGATTGTTGATTATAATAGCTTTCTCTAATAAGCTCAACTTGTCACTAAACTTGGTAAGTGCGGACGTATCTTTAGGGAAGCATGCACCTCCATAACCCTGCTTACCATCAAACCCAGGTACCTTAGTATGTGAATGACCAACACGGCTGTCTTCACCAACAACATTGATCACCTGGTTGAAGTCAATGTCATTCTGCACAGCAGCATCGTATAGCTGGTTGAAGAATGTTACTTTCAATGCAAGGAAGCTGTTGATTGTATATTTTACGAAGCTCGCTTCTTCGATACCCATATAGTGAATCCGACAGGGATTGCACAGACTATACTTTTTGTAGTAACGTCCAAGTCGCTGGGCATCTGTAAACGCGCCGCCAATCACATGGAACTGAGGATTAATAAACTGTTCGTTCGCACTCTTCTCTGTAAGAAACTCAGGATTGTATACAACCCCATGGCCCTTCACCTTACGAAGAATGTCCGGTGTTACTGTGGACTTAATTGCAATTGTATTATCAAAAATCTTGTTACCAGAACGAAGCTTAACCATTACGTCTTCAAGAATGGAAGAATCAATTTTACCATCCTTACCAAATGGTGTTGGTACACAAACAAAGATTAGCTCATACTGACCAATGTTTAGGTCTTCTAGTTTTGGAGAATCTGGATACTTAGGATCGACAATTGTCTTGTGAACCTTAGGATGAGAAAATCCATAGTCAACAGCCTTACCGACAAACCCATGACCAACAATAAGCATCTTCATTTTGTCTAGCATCATTCAGCTTCCTCCATGTAAACTCTATTTCTCAGATCACTGGTACTAAACCTGTGATAGCGCACATTAAAATAAATTTCAATTTCTCGTGTCTTGCAAATGTCCCTGCCTGTGAATTGCTTGTGCTTGTATTCTTCTCCGAGAATGCGAACATCAATTGGATATGCTTGAAGTATATCCTCAAGATCTCGTTCAGTTGCGTATGGAACAATCTCATCAACATACCTAACAGCAGCGAGCTGTGTATGACGCTCCACAACAGTCTGTACTGGTTTATTCTTTTCTGGTCTGTCAATAGATGGATCAATCTGTAGCGCACAAATAAGATAATCACATTGTTGCTTTGCCTCACGTAGCATCATAATATGACCGGCGTGCAACAAATCAAACGCCGATGCCGTAAATCCAATTCTAGCCATGTTTGTAAACATACTCCAATGCATTGTCAGCCTCTCGAAATAGAGGTCTGTTCTCATACCACTTACCAGTGTCATTGTCAAACTGGCGGCACAAATCTTCTATTTGCTTTGCAGTTATTGGATAACCAAGTTTAATTGCCTGGCCAGCGGTAGCAATCATAATCTGATACATCTTCCGATACCAACCAGATCCTTGGATCGTCTGATACTCTGCCGCCAGCTTCTTTGGCCAGAACGGACAGTCGTGATAACCTGACCATACAATATTTGTGTTGTCTAGTTGAGACTTTCTATACTCGATAATTTGCTCTCGCCATGCGTCTGGTAGTCTGTCGAGGAAGCTTGCCGAGTCAGTTCTTTCGTCGTACGTCCACTTGGCGCAGAGATAATCAGGATCGAGAGGAACACCACTGTTGCTAAAAATAAAGTTGTAAGCGCCAGCATACGTCGCAGGGATGTAATACATTCTGCTGAGATCTTTAGTCTGTCTATCTCCGATAGAGTCAACTTCGGAGTTGAGAGCGTACCAAAAGTGTTTAATCTGATCTTGTTGTACGTGTCGAGTAATTGGGAAGATAAGCCTGAACTTTGGACGTGACTCCGTGCTGCTAGCAGTACTATAACAAATAAAACTCCAATCACCATACCTACTACGTAACTCATCTTCTAGCTCCCCATCAAAAGCATGGTCGTCGACGTCAACAGCAGCCCAGCCTGCCCAAGCAGTAACAGTCTTGTTGGACCGATTCGTTCCAGGCACAAATACAGCTGGTGTAATAAGTTCGGCATCTTGTTTACCTTCTAGCTTTCGTTCAGATAATTTATATAGAAACTTCTCAAACTTTTCCCAAGTGTCGAAGTCAATCCGTCGATGTGTCTTATTGTCATACACATACCGTTGCTGCGCTTCCCACCAGCGCGGCGAACTAAACACAGTCAATGAATACATTATGCAAAAAAGTCTTCTAGTGTAGCCTTGGGCTCGACGTCCCAGTCCATTGCCTCAAGTAGAGGTTTGAGAGGTTCGATGAACGCTTTCTCATACATCGTATTATAATCGATATGTTGGTGTAGGGCAAACTCTTTTGGTAGCACACCAGGATATGCTATCACGTTTTCCTTGATCGGGTTAGGTGTCTTCAGATAAACAAACTTCATCTTCTCACCGTCCTTAATCGTCTCATACTTCTTACCAAGGTTTAGCAGTTCAATCTGTTTATTATACAACAATGCACCACGAACATGGATTGGTGTACCCTTCTTGTAGATCGTCTTACGATCAGAGTACTTTGTCAGGTCAGACACACCACGAGGATATGATACATCTTCTGGCGGCAGCTTAGAGAACTCCTCACGAAACTCACGAACAAACTTCTGTACGTCTTGTTCAGTCATCTCAAGAATTACCTTGAAGATTTCTTTGAACTTATCTCTTATTACTTGAGGAGTAGATGAGCGTACAGCATCAACACCCATCATCTTAATCTTTGGCTCAGTGTACTGAACACCCTCACTATTATGTACATTGAGAATGTATCGCTTCTTAGCAATCCAAATACCACGATCAGCAATCACCTCTCGCTTCATCTCCATACGATTCTCAATAGCATTTACTCGCTCAGCTAATCCAGCGTACGCCTTCTCTAGCACAGTCTCAAAGTGTTCGCTACAGATTTTGTCTAGGAACTTAACTGGGTCTTTTGGATTAAACTTCTTCACTACATTGTCCATATCAACGTATAGCGAGTCAGTGTCAATAGCAATAACATAGTCAACACCGTCTGTTGCTAATATCTTATTCATCTCACCGTTGATAGCACGTTCAGCCCAACGAATAGCAAGCTGGCCAGATGTAGTAATACTTTCTGCAACTCTGTTGTCGAAGTACCGGAAGTAAGCATTACCCAGAGCACCATAGAGACTGTTCATTAGAATCTTAATAGCCATCTGCTGATTCTCTAAAGTAACAATTTCGTTCTCTAGCTTTCTTGACTTAGCCTTTTCGTATTCCTGCTTTGCTTCGAGCATGCGAGCCTTAATTGTCCTACGCTCGTCGTAGTACTGACGAATCACACTAGGAATTAACCCGGGGATATCCTTGCGAAATCTCATTCCACTTGCTGACAATGTATAGTCACTCTCAAGCTCAGGCTGCGTGTTTAGTAGCACATCAACATCAATCTCAGACCTGCGACCTTCGACTAATGTCTCGGGTGACATATTATACTGAATCAGAATGTTGGGGTACAAAGAGTTAAGGTCAAAAGATACCACCCAGTCATGCTTACCTACCTGTGGGTCTTTGACATATGCGCCGGGATATGGAACCTTATCAGTTACTTTGTTCCACGGCACTGCCATCTGCTTGTTGTACAGAATCCTGTAGATAATAGAGTCCCAAATAGAAGTGGTACCAAACGTATCAGCATAGTTTACACCACCTCTGTAAGCCATCGTCATTGCCAGAGTAATCAGACCCATCTTCTCCTCAAAACGGTCTACTAGCGCTACGTCTTTGATGTTATAGTCAATGAACTTCTGGAAGTCTTGCTTATACAAATTAGTCAGTGTACCATACTCAGAATAGTCCAGCTTCTTCTCACCAAGAACGACGTGAGCAATGTGGTCCAACTTGTAGCTTTCCTGCTGGCCGTATGAGTAGCCAAACTTACGGAACAGGTCATAATAGTCAAGCTGTTGGATACCAGAGATTTCATACACTAGCACTTCTCGTCCAGCAACAGGAATTGTTCTACGGTCTACAACACCCCATGGCGAGAATCGTTTAGCCATATCATCGCCAAACAGATTCCTTGCGCGATTAATCAGATAAGGGAAGTCAAACATACGAGTGTTCCATCCAGTCACAATATCTGGGCACGTATACTCGTGATTCCAAAATCTCAGGAAGCTGTTGAAGATATCATGTTCGTCAGTGCACTTGACGTACTTGACGTTGGTTGATTCGCTATCATCATAATCACCCATCCCCCATACATAGAACATATTATCGATGTTGTTCTTAGCAGTAATAGAGATAACAGGATGACGAGCCTCCTCTACAAACGGAAACCCATCATCTGATGCAACCTCAATATCGACTGTCGTTACGTTTACTTTGCTACGATCAAACTTAATCTCGTGAGGAAACTTATCTGTGATAAACTGAGTAATGAAGTTTGTTGACCCGTAGATGTTGAAGTTATCAACGCCCTCGAACTGACGAACAAAGTCAGTCGCGTCTCTCATTGAGTCAAAGTTACGAGGAAGGACGTTCTTACCATTTAGGTTAGTCCAGCCAGTTGGTTTTGGTGAGTCGACATACAATGTCGGCATGAATGGTATCTTCTTGGCGATACGCTTACCGTTCTCTATCCCACGGTATAGGATGTTGTTACCATAACGATTAACAGATGTGTAAAAATTCATTCTATTCCAAAATCATATGAACTAAACGCCCAATGTCTTTCTTTGCACCACCAACATTGTTTGCAAGGAGCATTATCCATTACGCAGCTAGAAGTAACATTATACAAGCTCCACAAATTGTGGTCACCATATATTTTTGCAATATCCCTTTTGGTGTAATTGGCAAAAGGAGTATGAATAAGCAAACCAGTATGTTTTATCGAATTATCATAATCTTTTTCCGCTTGCAATTTAGGACGGTCAGTGTGGAGTGGTGATTGTGTTATGCCACGATAAATTACATTTGTGTTGTACTCATGTTTTATTTTTTGATAAAACAAAAGAGCATCATCTACAGTGACGTGTTTACCACATCGTTCCTTTAGAAGAGGTGTAATATCTACCTGTGGAAACCTTTCTGTAATAAATTTATGAACGGTTTGCGCGCTTTCTAGATACCTATTAATTATAGCCTGTGATTTTGTTTGTTTTAATAGGTGAACAGGAACAACGCGCGTCAATAATTTATTATCAGATATTT